CTCAAACTTTCTCCTGTTTCTATATCCCTTGGCCATGCTTTAATTGTTATTGATTCTCTAATCTCAAAGTAATCTAAATCGCTTGTATCAGATAGTATAAGAATTTTTAGTACTTGCATATCTGCATAGTCTAATGTTATCTTTTGTTCACCAATCTTAATAACAACTCCATGTCCAACATCTTTAATTGATCCTGCTTTTTGTCCTTGCAAATGCTCAGTCCATTCGCTATTGTGAGAATATAAGCATACTGTTTTGCCATCCTCGTATTTAAGGTCATAGTCATACTCCATCCCTTCACCCAGATTGTTTTCTACATACACTTGTTTCATTTCATTCTCATTTTAAGTAGTTCTTTAATATAAATTGTATCACCTGATTTGTACTTTGGAAACTGCAAGGTATCAACCTCGTAACTTACTCCATCTGTACCAACAAAAACGCATTGGTAGTTTGTTGTCATAGGACTGTCATCATAAAGACTGCTTTCAGTAAATGTGTTTACATACTTGTAATCTAGTGTTGTAAATTCTCCTTTAGAGTTACAACTTAGGAAAAATAGGGCGATTAGTAGCTTTTTCATTTTAGTTTATTTCTTTGTTGGTTAGATAATACTGGTTTAAGTAGCTTTTCTTTGCCTTTATCAGACATATACAAGCTATTGGTTATGTGAGAAAATGCTTTTCTTTCTTTTTCAGTTAAGTCTGGATGAGTCTTTATCCTGTAAAGCACATCTTCCATTGGTATAAATGTTTCGTTACTCATAATCTTCAAATTTCATTGTTTCAGGTAAAAATCTTAATGCTATATTTTTTGTTGATCCGTGGCGATTCTTCTCAACCTTACAAACTACTAAATCACTTGGCGAATATTCTTTGCCACCAATCTCAATAGCTTCTGTCATCTCGTAGTAATGTGGTCGCATAAGCATAATAACTGCATCAGCATCTTGTTCGATAGAACCTGATTCCCTAAGGTCAGATAACTGAGGCATCTTATCTCCTCGTTCTTCTACCCTACGAGATAATTGAGATAGGGCGATAATAGGTACTTCCAACTCTTTAGCCAAAGCTTTAAGGCTTCTACTGATGTAGCTGACCTCTTGTTCTCTGTTTTGGTTTGATTTGCCTGTACCACTCATAAGTTGGAGGTAGTCGATAAAGATTACCTTGATTCCATACTTTTGCTTTAAGATGGTGGCTTTTGCTCGGAGTTGGGTTACACTTATACCGCCCATATCTTCAATATGTATTGGGGAAGCTAATAGTAAGTCATCTGTCTTTAGTAAAACCTTTCTTTGTGTAGTATCCAAAGTATTCATTCTAAGCCATTTTAAGGGCAGTTGTGAGCCGATTGACTCTAACCTTTCAACTAACTGTTCGGAGCTCATTTCGAGGCTAAAAACAGCTACAGGAACGCTATCTAAACAAGCTAGTTGATAGATACTAGAAAGCATAAAGGCAGTCTTACCCATCCCTGGTCTTGCAGCTACGATTACTAGGTCAGGCTTTACCCATCCGCATAGGGTATTATTTAGCTCATTAAAACCTGTGTTAAATCCTAGTAAGCTACCCTTTTGTGCCATGTCACGAGTGTAGTTAATTGACATAATAATATCTTCCATCATCTTCTCGTAGATATTCCCAAACTCTTGTAGCTGAATTAGTTTTTTGGATACCTCAGCCATAAAGTCTATCGTTCCTTCCTCGCCATTGGTAGCCCCAACCACAAGCTCTCCACCCAGCACCACCAACATTCTACGCTTATAGAGTTCTATTATTAACTCTATATGGGCTTCTAAGTGAGCAGTTGATACCACATCTTTAGTTAACTCAGAAAGGTAGTAGGCATTTACCTGATCCGTTTGTTTGGCATCTACGATTCGTTGGTATAGTGTAGTAATATCTATTGGGATATTCTTATCGTACATCTCTCTAATCGTTCTGAATACAAGCTTATGCTTATAGTCGTAGAATATATCCTCTTTTAAGTAGTTGATTACTAATGACAAAGATTTTTTGTCGATTAATAAAGAACCTAGGATATTTCGTTCAATCTCTGTGTTTTTTGGAAGGTCAATGACTTGCATTATTTAACTCTGATTTTTACTTGTTGTGAAATTTTGTTTTCATCCTTAAACCAAACTCCAATCATCTTTTGTTTCCAGTTCTTTACAGGCCTACCTTGAGAATCTTGCCAATCTGCGGTACTATAAAAACTATAAGCTCTTCTAGCTACATCATCCTTATATCCATTCTCTTTAAAATACAAAATAACTTCCTCTAAAGCAGGTGCTATAAACTTCTTTCTTTGTATAGATATATTATCTAATACAGGATTGTTTCTTTGTATAGAGGTAGTTTTCCCGATGTCGGATAAAACCGAGGTCGGCTTTTCTTGAGGTCGGTTAGCTAAAGCAGGAATTGCATATACAATATGATTCCATCCTTTAAAATGCCCTTTCTCGTTAACTACTTTATATGATAAAATATAACCTGCTTTTTGTAATCCCTTAAAAGCTAAATCAACTTTATTTTTTTTATCCCCTAATAACTCATGTAGGTTATCCTTATAAACCACCCAATCCTTAGGTAAGCTTAAAAGAAAAGCCATTAATCCTTTTTGCTCTAGTGATAAATCCTTTGATTGACAAATGTCATTTGGGAGTTTAGCGTAGTTATCTTCTACTTCTTGTTTTTCAATCCTTCCAGTATTCATAAAATAAAAAAGCCCCATCAAGTTCCCCCTAGGTTGCAGTTAGGGGTTCGTATCAAGGGCAATAAGTTCTTAATGAGTCTGCAACACTCATGACAAATATACTAAACTTCCTTAGATATCCTAAAAACTACTCTCCTATTATCCACTATAAAACGCTTACGAGCAACAGGGTTAAGCGATTCACGGATCACTTGAGATGCTATCTTTGTCTTACGACTAGCAGCTGCTGCCGACTTAAATAGCACCTCTTCCATAGTGTCAGTATAAACCATTCTAATTGGTATTGAGTTCTCTAATCCTTTAATCTCATTCGGCATCTGGTTTGGGTTTAAAGTGGTTTTTTAGGCCTTTGATAAATGATTGGTTTGTTTCGTGGAACTCTCTTTTAGAAAAATAATTCTCATCTACCTTACCGCCATCCATTTCATTGGGGTAAACGAGTATGTCATCATCGTAAAAGTTACGCACTCTTCCTGTATCGTAACACACCACTTTCCATATGGTGTTAGTATCAGTTCCGTAATCAATCCATGCGATTGCTTTTCCATAGCCTAATGGGGTTAAAACATCTATTGTTTGTTCTAATTGTAGTATCAAAATAGTCGTTTTATTGATTTGATTTTAAAATAAATTTCACAGAATATTAATAGCAGCACCGCTATTGGTACTGCTATAAAGAAAACTTTAATAAATCCTAATGCTTTCATATATTTTGGCTAAAATGGTTATTAAAATATTCTTCAAATGTTATATCTTTTTGTGTTTTTATACGACTATAAACATCATACATTTGATTCTTTTCTTTTCGTAATAAGATATCCTTATTTGCACTTAGCCATTCAACAAATTCATCTTTAAATATTGTTGACCTATAAAACTCTTGTAATATTTGAGTTACTACTGTCCAGTTTTCCATAATTATTTCTTTAATGATATTTTAAATGTGGTTGTACTAAACTTTGGAGCAGGATAAATCATCTCGCCAGTTTCAGGATCAACCAATGGTTCTTTTATAGTCTTAAGCAATGACTCTCTTTCCTTCTGCTTAAACTTAATAGCTTCTAACTCTTGGTTATACTTAAGCCATGTATGGTCACCATCATAGGCATACTTAACCCCTGATTCTATTCTGCTAATCTCAGCATCAAGCACCATTGCCTTGCCTTGAGGATGTAAGTCCAACTGACTGATAACATCTTCTTTTAACTCAGCTCTAATTCCTTCTAGCAACTGAACTAATGCTTCTGCTTTAACGAGCATCTCAAGGGGATTCTCGCCTGTTTCTCTAAAATGTGATACAACTACTTGCTTAAGTAATTCTATGCTAAATTTGGATGGTGTTATTGAATTTAATTCAATAGATGGTAGTAAATTACTCATGTTATTTCTTTTTAGTTGTTAACGATTCTTTTTTAGACTTCATCAATTTCATTAATTGCTCATCTTTCTCTATGTATTCCTTATTAGCAAAAAATACATCAGTCAAATCCTTCATCCTAGCAGCCGCTTGTATATCTTTTATAATATCATCACGGAATACCTCAACATAAGGCTCATCTGGTACTATCTCAACCTCGAATACTTTAGGTTTTTTGATAGGTGTTTCTTCCTTAGCCCTAGCATCTGCTTTCGCATCTGCAAAGTCCATCTCTTCAGCAGGTGTCGCTTCAAATCCAGCAGCCTTCATTAACCAAGCAAGTAAGTTCCTATAAGCCTTGCCAATCGCCCTTGTTTGTGCCATACTAAGAATAGCATATTCATCAAAGTATCTTTTAGTTTTTTCGGCATTAGAGCATAAGGCAATACCAGTAGCAACGAGCTGACCTGTCGTAATATTGCGTACTTCACAAGTCGCCATATATTTAATAGCAGTTTCATTTGATAAATCTTGAGTTGATGTGATAATAGGCATTAATCCAAGTGAAGCACCTGCGAATTGCCAACCTTCAACATTGACAAACTGTTTACCTTGTATATTACTTGAGAGTCCTTTTTCTTTTATCAACTTAGATAGTTCAGTTGATAGTTTTAACATTGAGTCCTTGTTGATTAACTCATACGAAGGGCTAGTTATTTGCATTTCCATTTTGTAGGGATTTTTGGTTTAATAAATTTTGTGTAAAGAACAATGCTTCACGAACAGGGTAAGTATCCCATAGCTCTACTAAAGCTTTCATAAGGATCAAATTGTTCTGCGAATAGTTAATGTTGTGGATGATTTTAGCAATAAACAATCT